GCAGTTTCTGCTCTGCGGTAGCCAAACAGCAGACCTCAAGGGTACAAACGTAGAATTCTACGTTTGGGTCGCCTGGGCCACCACCAGCGAGAGCTGATGGCCCCAGCGCGACCCCTCGAGGCGAGCCCCCAGCCTGAGGAATTCCTCAAAGGGGGTGCTCCGTCTGAACAAGGGCGTCTGCGGGTTGCCAAGAATTCTTGGTTTCCCGTATATTGCTCTTTTGTCCTGGCGGGTGTTCGAGACTCCAGAATTCTGGAGATCCGGGCGATTCTCGTAGAAATCTACAAATCGTCCGGAATCCGTGGACTGGCCACGACCATCAAACGATGGGCGAAGGCCACCCGCGTGATTCTCGAGAACAATCCACGTACAATTGTACGTGGAGCCCACCGAAACGATTGCGGGTATTCCCGTTCAATCCGGAACTGGACGTTCCTCATGCGAGCCAGAAATCTGGCCAGCGAGGACACCATCCGTGATATGATCGGGATCCATGGAGAGAGGGAGATTCCTCCGTTCTTCATGGACCCGCTTATCATCAGGACACTGATGCGCGATCCGAGTAGAGATCTACTCGAGAGGCTGGTTATCCTCAGTAATCTGGGGAGGACCCAGCCATCGCCGGATAAGGAGGAGTGCGACAAGAACCTGCGGAAGTTCAAGACTACCGTAGAGTCACCTCGTCTGCACACACTCCGAGTCCGACAATTCGTCGCTCGGTGTTTCCAACGATTGCGCGGTAAGGGAGTTACCCGGTCATCTCACTGGAGTGTCACCGGCCACTCGTCCCTGGAATACACCAGGCGCGACGGCGGGAAGACCCAGGAGATTATCGACAAGGTTTTGCATGAATTCATGCATCTCCCGATAACCGCAATCTGCCCAAACAAGCCCGATGAGAAGCTGCAGGATATCACTGGAGCCACAGTCATCGACCCAGAATTCTGGGACCCCACCGTGAAAATCGGTGAGGTTGTGTTCCCCGAAATGTGCGCTGACCGAGAACTCTCGGCTGATGCACGCCTCGGGCACATCGGACTCCTGTGGTCCCTGTGGTCCCTGCAGACCGAGGGATTCCTGGTGCTTGATTCCAATCAAGTATCACCAGGTCTCTACCTTGGGTCGACGCCGCCACAGAATTCTGTGGTGTGGTCGTCACTTCCTGCTCGGGTTGAGGGCATTGCAGAAGAGGGATGGAAGTGTCGTGTAATCACGATCACCTCCATGGCAGCCACAGTCCTCGGACATGTCGCACGCCACCTGCTCGACCCTGTGCTGGTATCTGACCAGCTCATCCGCATCGGAATGCGGGACAAGGTAAAGCTGTGGTCCCTCCTCAGGCACATCGGAATTGCCCCCGCGTTCGCAGAATCCGTAGATCTAACTACGGCTACGGACGTTCCACCGAGGGAGATCGTGCAAGATGTCTTGCACGGTGTCCTCGATGGGGTGGCACACCCATTGGATCCCTTTCTGCGCGTAGCGGCAGACGTAGCGTGCTCCGACCGAGAATTCTCGGGAAGGATTGCGCCCCGGGTACATAACCGGGGGATCATGATGGGCGAGCCACTGTCGGGTATATTCCTCAATGGCATGACGTACGCGGTGAGAAATCTCATCGCGCCACTCATGAGTCGCTTCCCTGAGACTGCCGCTTCCGCCGGGTGGTCCAACGCGCAATGTGACGCGTGGATACTCGAGCGGTTGCCTGAGCTCCAAGAATTCTTGGACTCAGCAGTCCCACACGACGATCGCCTGTCGAGCCAGAGCGGGGATGACAACATCCTTTTCAGCAATGGCGGATACGGAAATGCCACAAGAGTGGCATACCGCATCTTCGAGCTCACGCCAAGTGAATTCACTTGGTATGAGTCCGATCGATACGCGATCTTCACGGAGGAGGCTGCCATCCGCGTAGCGGACGGCAAGGGCTGGAAATTCGTGGATTCGATCAAGCCGCGCACCTTCGTGCCGGTCGGATCGGACCCGGATACCATCCCCATCCTCGGGAAGCTAGCGCTCATGTCCTCTTATCTCCGTTACATCGTAGAAGACTACGGTGATACGGATGAGAGGTACGTCAAAGCAATTAGACTGGCGGATCTGATGATCTCTCAGGATCCACGGGTCATACGACCCATCAGACGCGACGACCTTGCCGTCGGTCTGCCGAGAAGTCTCGGTGGAATCCTGCATCCAGTCGGCTTGCAAAAGCGATATGTAGCTTCCTTGAAGCCAGAGATTCAGAGGGGAATCTGGGACTTTGTCCACAAACCTCCTCTTGAGATCCTACGTCAAGAATTCTTGGCGGAGGACCCAGAGAGAGGTGTGGATCCCAAAACCCTTGAGATCCTGGTCTCCGGTTTCTTCGAACTCATAGAATCCTATGAGATGAAGACCCTGGAGGAGGTCGCGCTTATGGTCCCGGAGGAGGACCGGCGCTTCCACTACAAGGTGCTACAAGCAGCAAAGGCGGCTGAATTGAAATCAATTCAGTCATGCCTCGACGAAATCGTCCGGAACTGTACGTTCCTCGCCCTCCTCCAAGGGCAGAGGACCAAGCGCTCGAACCCGATGCACCAGGTGCGAAGGGCGGCAGAGCGCCTGAGAACAGCCGACGTGACGTCAGGCATCCCGTCCGAGGCGGAAAGTTCGTGGAATTCCACGGACATATCGAAGTTCCTGCAAAAGCAGAGAAACTCGATCTTCCTCCCGGCAAAGGCCGTGCATGATTATATGTCCATGTTGGACTTCCCTTCCATGCGCGTTGATTTCAACGCGCGTGTTCCTCGATCGGCAGACTCTCGTCTACCGGGGCAGGATTAGAGGGGCGTCCTCGAACATTTGGCGAGTGAGAGACAGTGCTAGAATTCTAGACACCATCCCCCAATACCCTGGGGGGGCGGTGAGTACTCTCACTCCGACGCAGAATTCTGCGTGCGGGGAGCCCTGGTGATGGTTGAGAACAACCAGTTGATTGAATTCAATCAACCCCCGAGAATTCTCGGGCTCATCGGGCTCTC